GCGAACCTTGGGGCGTCCTTGACGCATCCCAAGATGGACAAAGCCCTTAGGCGCTCCATAGCCTACGCTATACGGCCAATGTTTGTCGCAATAATCCTGGACAGTATTAATGTTGACGCCTTCAATGTAGAAGTCAACAGCGCCGACATCAGGCGCATCGTACAAATGCTCTGAGCTGCTAGCCCCACCAACCATACGATTGATAGCTGCTGGACGATAGCCGCTAGTAATAATCAGCGGTTTGCCGCCAAAATGTGCCCGGACTTTTTCTAAAAACTCAGCCAGCTCAGCAGCAGTCTTGATCTGATAATCAGTGGCAAAACGCCGCACTTCTTTGTATAGCGCAAACTCGCCAATATCAATGTGTGGGGTCAGCTTGGCGCTAAACGGTGATGTAGGACGTAGCTTCGGTGCTCCTTGCTGCTTAACTACTGCACTGCCAGTGAATAGAGCAACTTCATCTTTCCGTCGATTAACCAACCCTTCAAGCACTTTGCCGCCACCTTTATTCCATCGCGGCAACTCTTCAATGACAACCTTTGTCGCATCCTCTCCGGCCAACAACCGCTTTCGTAGAGTGCTCTCCTCCAGTGCTCCTAATCCGACGTTGTAGGCAAAGCTAACGATGGCTGCTACCTGTTCCCCGCGCCATTTCTTCGTCAACGGCAGCAGCTCAAATACACCAGGCGCAAATAGATTCTCTACCTCATGCAGCAGCATTTGATCGGCTTCCTGCTGTGTAATCACATCACCCATCCGCACTGCACGGTTTGCCAGCCTAGTAGCGCCGTACCCAATAGTCGGTACACCAGCAGGACAGCGATACGCCTCTAACCTGCAGCCTTCCCATTTCTTGATGATCTTGACCGCAGGGGCTAACCATGCAGCAGGCAATGGTTCTTTGGATACAGGATCAGCTCGATACAGTTCAGCAAACTGTTCTAACGTCTCCTTGTCAATGTGCTCTTGCAGCCAATCCAACGCCGCTAATTGATGCGGTAGCTGCTTAAAGTGCTTTGCCGCATCGCGCAGTTGAATGATGCTCATTGATTAGACCAAGGGGATTTGATCTCCATTGCACCGCCTAGCTTGCGGCTCTCGCCAGTTTGTAGTTCATCATCTGGCAGTTCATGAACCACAACTGGCGTTGGTGTTAACGGTTGATCCGCTAACCACCGTTGCTCTTCACGGTCTAAGCGCGGCTTGAGCGTTTTCTCAAACTTATTGTCTTGAGCCCAGCGGCGCAGATGATGCCGCCAGTCTTTATCGCCAAACCGCGCTAGCCATACCGTGTCAGCCTTCAGCGCTTTGGGAATACCACCTTCAGGGCTTTAACGATCAGTTGCACCCAGCTGTTCTCCTTAATCGGCAACAGGGTAATAATTTCAGAGCCAGCGGCAACGACAATGGCGATTACAGCAGCGGTCGTAGGATCCATAATCAATAGGATGGTGGGCGCACTTCCAGCTTAGACACGCGCTGCTCAACAGTATTCAACCTAGAAAAAAACTCCTTTCTGTCTTCTTTGATGTCTGTATGCAAAACATCTAGCTGTGTAGCGATGTGTTCCACCGCACTTGTTAAACGTATAACGGCATCTCGCGCTTCATCTGATTTGCGGGAAAAACCCATAGCGCCCATCGCTGCCACTGAAATAGAAGCGCCAGCTACGGCAGCAATAATTTCAACCATGACAGCAAAAGCTACAAAGACAGGTTACTTGCCCTGCCCCCGCATCTTTTTGCGGTTGTGGTTGGGCACACTATGTTGCCCTTGACCCTGACGTGTTTTCTTGGGGCGACCGGGTTTGTGATCGACGCGCCCCAGTGCAGTCTTGGATTTGACAGCCATCAATCGTCAGCGCGAGGGTTGATGGCTAACAGGCTATAGCCCATCAGCAAAAGAAAGCCAAGGCTCAAGCCGGCGATTGTGGCCATGCCACGCTCCAGGGGAATCCAGATTGTAAGGAGATGTCTCGCAATTCTTGGCGGTATGCAGCCCATGTGGCTTTATCGACAGCGCTGTCCGCGAGCTGCGTCCAGTCGCAACTCTGAAGAAGCTGGTTGCGAGATATTCTGATGTTTGTCTCAGCAGCTTCGCGATCTAGCTCGGCAACCTTCCAAACCTGAGTCCACTGTTCGCCAACCTTCTCAACAGTTGATGTGGCGCTGTGCGTAAGGGGTTCGTAGCTTGGAGCTTGCACAGCAATAACCGGGTACACCGAATACTGCGCCAGCGTTTCCTCGTCAATTACGGTGGGGAAAGATACGGAGGGGTGCTTGAGGCGGAGACTAGCAAGCGGGTAGGGAAAGATTACCGAGCCGCTATCAAGGACTTTGACGTACATACTCATGGGTTTCACTGCAGCACTTTAGCCAATGGTATAAGCAAAAATTTCCTGTGTTCCCCCACTATCAACGACCAGTATTCTGGTGCCGTCATAGGAAAAGCTAGCATAGCTTATTCCTTGGCAGCCACCTTGCGGTGTATAGGCGTAAGAAAAACTTGCAGTAGAAATATCCCAAGGCGTAGATAGATCAAATTGAGAGATAACACCGTTTGGTGTGCCACTGGCGTTTGACCTGTCTGTCAAGAAATATCTTGTTCCGTTTGGGTTAAAAAATATGCTTCCCCTGCTGACTATTTCTGTGGGAATGCTTACTGCTTGCGTAAAAGATAGTGTATTGACATCCCATGCAGTGCTTAGGCTGTATTGGTATATTTTGTTGTCTGACCAGTTTACAACGTATAGCTTTGTGCCGTTGTCTGTAACATGCGCGTCATTCGGGTTGGTAGCCCCATTGCCTCCGACGGCGCCATAATGCGAGTATGAAGCAGTTGAAAGATCCCATGCGGTGCTTAAGGTGTATTTGTAAATGCGATCAGAGCCGGATCCTGCCACATAAAAAGCAGTGCCGTCTGGCTTAAAGAAGTGTGAGTTTGGGCTGCTATCTTGCGTGATAGTGAAACTTGTCGTAAGCGTGCCTTTAGACGACAATTCCCATGCAGTAGAAAGTGGATATTCGTATAACGTGTCGGTTGCGCCGTAAAATTCGTAGACTTTTGTCCCGTCAGCGCTGTAACTGACTGAAACGGGCACACTAGCGTAAAGGACTGCAGTGCTGCCAGTTGTCGGCGCTGAGTAAGTTGCTGTACTGCTATCCCAAGCAGTGGATAAATCTAATGCGTAAATGTTAGCGTTTCTGGTAGTGTTTGCACCATAAGCCATAAAATATATTATTGTGCCCGCGCTGTTAAAAGATATGCCTTGTGGCGCTACATCGAGACTGTTAAGCAAAATAAAAGAATCGTAAGTGGCAGTGCTTAAATCCCAAGCAGTAGACAAGCTCCATTCATCAATTCCATCACCGGAAGTGCCTACAACATAAAACCTTGTCCCATCGTCTTTGAAAAATAAACCAGTTGGAGCGGCTTCATAGGTGCCAAAGGATAGATAGCTGTCTAAAGACGCTGTGCTTACGTCCCAGGCAGTGCTCATGTCATGTCTACGAATGCGATCAGTTCCTGCATCAACTGTAAAAAAAGAGGTGCCATCACTTTTGAAATATAAGCCGCTAAGGCTGGTGCCCCCAATTTGGAAACTTGCTGAGCTATAAGAAGCCGTGGTAACGTCCCATGCTGTTGTTAGCGTGTATTGATGTATGGTGCTGTTGGCTCTATCTCCAACATACATTGCCGTGCCGTCTGTTTTGAAATAAAGCGACTGAGCGTTTGATGCCTGATTTCCAACAATGAAGTACTCATAGTCATAGGTAGCGGTGGTAATATCCCAAGCCGTGCTTAAGCTGTACGAATACACGCTGTCATTTAGTACAGTTGCACTGCCAGCTCCGACAACATAAAGCTTCGTACCATCCGGCTTAAACGCAAGGTCGAAACTGGCGCCCCAATTATGAATGGTTCTGTAGTTAAAGGCATTATTTGGCGACCCTGCAAATTGCGCATACCGCAAATTCCATGCGGTGTCTACATTCTGACTGCCAGCGGCTAGCAGAAGTGCTCGGCTTGAAGGATCCATTTCGGGTCAGTTAACGTAATCAGGCAGAGCTGCGCCACGCCAACGCGAGCCTCCATCATCCGTTACAAACACAAATAAATGAGTTGTGCCCGTGGTCAGCGTAGGAGCATTGTCCGCCGGCCACTTTACCGCTGCAGGCCAGGTAATCGTTCCAGATGTGTGGGTAAGCTCCAGCACAAAAGAATATGCTCTGCTTACAGGAACGCTGCCGAAAGTAAATGTGCTGTTGGCAGAGATGGTTTTTGTGAAGTAGTTTCCAGCGCTGCAATCAATGTTTAGCGCGGCGACTGAAACAACATTCCCTGAATATGCTCCAGAGACATCTAGCGTCGTATTTGTCTCAGTGCTAGCTAGACCAATCGCAGCAGAGTCAACAGCGATGTCTCCACTAACGCCGCCGCCTCCGGCGCCAATTTCAACAATAGACGCAGTGCCGTCGTCCTTTTTAGTGTAGAGCTTGCCGTCGTAAGTATTGAGGGCAAGCTCCCCTAGCTGAAGATCACTGGTGGTAGGAGTTTTCCCCTGGACAGCGCTTCTCTTGAGCCTTACTGTGTTTGCCATGTGGCGGTCCTTAGATTGCTATGTAGCAGGACAGTTGCAGCTTAGAACGTACCACCATCAATCTCGGCATTAGGGCTTAGGTAGTCGGTTTCATCAACAGCAGCAGTAAAAGCACTGGTGCCGTTGCCTTTGACTAGCCCCGTGATCGTGGTGGCGCCAGTGCCGCCGTCACTGACTGCAAGCGTTCCGGTGATTGCAGTCGCTCCCAGGTCGAGAGCCAGCTCGGTTGTCTCGATCACCAAGCCGCCATTGGCTTTCAGGTCGAGCGCGAATTCAGTCCCCGCAAGGTCAAGACCGTTGCCAGCGGTGTAGGTGGTGTTGGTGTCAGTAGCAGCAATGGTGATACTGCCATCGCCGTTTGTAATCGAGACATTGCTGCCAGCAGTCAGCGTCGCCTTGCTCAGGCCACCTGAAGTAGTCGAGCCAATCAAAAGCTGACCATTGGTGTAGCTGGTGTGTGAAGTACCACCGTCAGCTACGCCAAGAGTGCCAGTAATACTGGACGCGCCCAGGTCAACCGCAAGCTCGGTTGTCTCAATGACAAGACCGCCATTGGCCTTCAAGTCAACGCTGACAGTCGTACCAGTGACATCAATACCGTCACCAGCGACAGGTGCGCCGGCCGCTGCAGCGATCGTGATTGAACCACTGCCTTCGGTGATGGTGATGTTGCTGCCAGCAGTCAACGTCGCCAGTGTGTAACCAGTGCCGTTACCGATTGCAAGTTGGCCGTTGCTTGGAGCAGCAGTTAGACCTGTGCCGCCGTAGGCGTAACCAATAGCGGTGCCATTCCAAACACCAGTAGCGATGGTGCCGACAGAAGTCAGGCTGGAAGCCGTAACGCCAGAACCAAGAGTGCTACCGCTAAGAACACTTGTTCCATTGATCTTGAATTCTTTGCCGGATGCAAGGTCGATGTGCTCCGAGCTAGTCCAGCTATCAGTTGCATCAACCCAGTTGAAGGTTTTGTCGGTGGTGCCCTTTAGTGTGATACCACCGCCATCGGCACCTGCGTCACTTGGGCTGGCAGTGGAGCCAAGCTCAATGTTTTTGTCATCCACCGTAACGGTGGTGCTGTTTACCGTTGTTGTGGTGCCGTTGACCGTCAGATTGCCAGTAACAGTAAGGTTGTTGCTAAATGTCGTGTTACCGCTAAGCGTTGCGCCACTTAAATCAACCGTTCCAGTGAATGTCTTGTTGCCTGAAATGGTTTGTGCGCCAGTCAAATTGACAAACGCACCATCGCCACCAATCGCAACAACACTGGTTGCACTACCTCCAGCGCCCCCAGTGCCGTAGCCGTAGTACAGAATGCCGTTGCCAGCATCTGACTCGTTATACGCTAATTCTGCGTTTGCCAGTGACGAGGGTGCGCCAGTGCTTCCACCAGATGCACGACGCTTAATGCGAAGAGTGTTGGCCACGGTTAGAAGTTCCCCCCGTCAGTGAGTGTCGTGGTTGTCCAGATGGAGTCAGCTTTGTACTGACCGGCAGTAGCGTCGTAGTAGACGACGCTTTTGTCTACTTTAGCCGTTTCATCTACAACAATGCCCGCAGATCCAGCAGCCCCTTGCGGTCCCTGCGTTACTGCAGTGACAACCGAGGTCCGAGGAACAGTAACAACAGCACTGCCGCTGTTTTCGGTAACGACAATAGTATTGTTTACAGAATTAACGACAACACTATTAGTCATCCGGTGTACCCCTCGCTAACATAAATAACGCCTTCCAGATAAAACTCTTTCAATCCAGCAGTATTAGTTAGTAATACGTCGTAATACGCTTCGTTAGGGAAGCTGGTAGTCTGCTCGTCAGTTAAAGCAATGGCGACTGTTCCAGTTGCGCGGTCTGTGTAGGTGACGGCAAAGTCAGCGTATTTAGTGGTGCGATTCTTGTTCCATGCTTGTGCAGCAACGGTCCAACCAGTTAGGTCGATTGCCGCGTTGTTGCTGTCTTTGAATTGCAGCGTGACGCTGTAGTCCGCCCGGCGCTGCAGGCTGATGTTGTAAGTGCCGGGAGCGATTGCCATGAAACCAGCCTAGCGATCTCGGGCGTGTCTAGCGTCAGTCTAAAGCCGGTGGCACAAACACATCTGTGGCCGCGTCGTAGCGAAATCCAATGCCGGCATAAGTACCACGAAAATTGCTGTTGTAACTTGTTTGCACCCATGTGATATCTGCACCCAGCAGTCGCTTGCAAAAAGCAATTCCGCGCTCTTCGCGTTCAATACCGTTTTCATCCAGAAGCTGCTGATTGTCCACGACGATGACGCGCTGAACAATCCCTTGAGTATCAAGTT